GCCTGATGGATCTTGTTTACCATTCAATACTAATACTTGATTCGATGAAATATCAAAACTACCACCATCTCCAATATAACTTCCATCACTAAAAAATATACCTGACGCATCTCTTATAACATTTTTACTCATGTCTAATGTTCCAGCAATAAATAAAGTATTTGAAGGGTCTATTGTAATATTTGCTGTATTACTAATATTAGATACTCTTGTTATATTATTTAAACTCATATCTAAATTACCGTTAAAAATTAAACTATTAGAAGGGTCTATTAATAAATTGCCACTGTTATCTAAGCCAATTATAGCGCTTCCACTACTATCTTCAAATAATATTGTATTATTTACATAAAGAACAGTAGCGTTTGATGGGTCCGGAGGTAAATCAAGTGCCGCTAAAACACGCGGTAAAAATGAAATGTACTGAAATGATGTATTTAAACCACTGTATATCATTCCACCTGTATTACCAATAATCCTAAATGTGTTATTTTCTGAATCTAAAACCATGCTATTAGGTCCTGTTCCTCCTATAATTATAGATGTTGGATCGATTACACCCGTAACATTAAGGTCACCATATATTAATACATTACCAGTATATCCTATGCCCGAAATTCCTGTAGAACCGCTAGATTTTTCTATCGTAAATGAACCAATATCCCATAAATTAGGACCGGTAGGACCTGTTGGACCGATAGGACCGCCAGATGGACCAGTAGGACCCCTACACCCTCTTCCAGTTGGTCCCGTAAAACTCTCACCGGGAGGTCCTGTATATCCTCTAGGTCCTAAACCGCCAAATCCTGTTGGACCTTGAGGACCCGCTGGTCCCTGTGTATTTAAGTTACAACATCTTTTAGAACCTAAGTAAGAAGAATAATTTTTGCTGTAATTCGACATATATATATAATAAAATAATAAATTATATATATTTTTACAATTAAATGTTGTATTATGATGACGGAATTTGTGCAACACAAAGTTTAATCTCACCTAAACTAGCGACATTATATTTAACGACAAGAGGTAAATCATTTTCGAGAAAAACTTCAATTTGTTGACATAAATTAGTACATTTAATAAAATATCCTAAATTTTTAAGGGAAAATTCACCTTGAATTACTTTGGATGAATCTTGTTTTTGTAAAAAAGACATGCTTCCGTCAGATTCTGTGCGATGTATCTCGGCCGAAGCAAATTGACCCGAACATTTAAAAATTAATTCATTTCCAACTGACTTTATTTCAAGTTTATCAGAAATACAAGATAAATCGCGAATAATTTTTTGAAAATCGGCCGACGGTAAATTAATAATAGATGAAAATTTTACGTCAGGATATTGTAATTCTTCGGGTTCCGGTTCAATTAATCTTAATTTTTGCGTTTTACATTGCTTTATCTCGCCATTTTCAAATTTTAACGCTAAATGAGAAACAATACCATCTACATAATCAGAATTTTCTATATAAATAGTCAAAGTATCATCATTATCGATCGAGTTAATTAATTTAAATAAATGAAACATATTGACACCGATAATTATTTTTTCCTTTTTACATTCATAAAATTCAAAATTTTGCGCTGCCAAATAAAGATGCGCTAAAATAGTGTGTGATTTGTCCATATTTATAATACGGATGCCGTCAGGTTCAAAAGTTATATTTGTCTCTAAAAGAATATCTTTCAGAGCAGTCATTAGAGTTCTAAAAGGTGCGATTTGTACCGTTTTAATTGTTAACACGTTTCCGTCTGTAGGAATAATTGCTTGATTTTGATTTAAAAAAGTAGACATTATATTATTTTTTATATTAAAATCTTTAAATACTTACGAAACTAAATATTTAACGCATAAAATAATTTATACTTATTTTAATATAAAAACAATAAATTTATATACTTATATGAAATTACTAATTAACTATGTTAATTATCATGTAAACGATAATGAATTTACAAAGATTCTACATCAAGAATATAATCACTTAAAATTATATAATGACTTGGGTATTTTTGAGAGAATTATCGGATTGATTAAAAAATTTAAAGAATGTTTTAATACTCCTGTTAACTTCATTTCATATGATACAACTCATGGAGGATTTATCCCAATCAATTTAATAAATGAATTTGACAATATATATTTATACTATGAAAAAGAACATATTGACAATATTAAAACAAATATAAATGCCTTAATTCCTGAAAAAAATAGAAATAAAATTACTTTGTTATTTTCACAAATAGATTTTTTTGGCAAAAACGTTAGTATTTGCTTCAATATTAAACAAGATGATTTAATTTATCATACTGATAATCAAGATATATTTATAACCACATCTAAATTGAATTCTCATTATTTACATGGATATGAGTTAAAAGATACTCCATACACCGTTTATGTAGGTGAAAAAAATCATTCTATATTTCAGGAAGTATTTAAATTTTATATAGAAGATAATAATATCCTCAATTTTGACAATTTAATTAATCTTTGTATAATGGTTAAAAATGGCGGACCACAATTTGAACAAATGTTGACGGACAATTTTAATTTAATCGATAAATGGACTATATTAGATACTGGTAGTACAGATGAAACTATCGACATTATTAATCGTGTTTTGGTCGGAAAAAAAGAAGGCACCTTATATCAAGAACCTTTTATTAATTTTAGAGATAGTCGCAATAGGTTACTTGACTTAGCGGGCACACAAAGCAAATATATTTTAACATTAGACGATACATATGTCATTAAAGGAGATTTGCGTAATTTTTTAAATGAAATAAGGTCTGACCAATATTCTAATTCATTTACTTTATTTATACATAGTGAGGATACTAAATATGGGTCAAATCGTATTATTCGAAATGATTCAGGACTAAGATACATACATAAGATACATGAGGTTATTACCGATAAAAATAATATTAATATCGTTATTCCGGAAAATAGGGCGTATATACTTGATGGTCGTTTTGATTATATGGAAAAAAGAACTATGGAGAGAAAACAACTAGATTTAAAACTTTTATATGAGGAGGTTGAAGATAATCCTAATGATCCTAGAGCATATTATTATTTAGCGCAAACATATAATTTATTGGAAGATTATGAAAAAGCGTTTTTTTATTTTATGAAAAGATGTGAATTTATTAACGCAGGATTTCTTCAGGAACGAGTTGACGCCGCATTCGAAGCTGCTAGAATCGCTAATTTTAAACTTAATAAACCTTGGAGTGAATGTGAGGAACTCTATAATAAAGCGTTTAAAATTGACGAATCTAGACCAGAACCCTTATATTTTATTGGAATACATTATCATTTAGAAGGTAATAACACAATAGCCTATAATTATTTTAAACGAGCATTTCAAATTGGGTTTCCAGTTCATTGTCAGTATTCTTTAAAACCTACATTAAGTTTTCACTTTTTGCCAAAGTTTTTATCTAGAATATGTTATGAACTTGAAGACTATGAATTAGGATTTAAAGCATCTGAATTATTTTTATTAAACAATAAATCTGACGCCGATAATTACGAAGAAATCGCTTCATGGTATAAAATTTATGAAAAACTTATTGTTTATTCAGGACCAAAAAAACCTAAAATTCCAGAAAAACCAATTATGTGTTTTGTTGCTGACGGCGGGTTTAGTCCTTGGACCGGTTCCAATATTTTAACGACTGGCGTTGGAGGTTCTGAAACATATATTATTGAAATAGCTAGATATATTAAACAAAATGATTTTTTTGGAGAAGTTTTTGTTTTTTGTAATACACCGGGAGAGAAAGATGAAAATTTTGAGGGAGTTAATTATAGACATTTAAATAAATATTATGAATTTGTCAATAATAATTATATACATACTTGCATTATAAGTCGGTTTTCTGAATACTTGCCTGTTACATTTAAAGGTTTTACTGAAAATGTCTATATGGTTGTTCATGATTTAACACCAAGTGGTATTGTTATTCCTATTGATAAAAAACTTAAAAAAATATTTTGCCTTACCGAATGGCATGTCGATTATCTTATTAAAATATTTCCTTCACTTAAAGATATTATTGTGCCATTTTATTATGGTATTGATGATACCGTATATGGATTTCATGATATACAAAATGTTGATATTAACGAATATAAACAAAAATATAAATTTATTTACTCATCTTATCCTAATAGAGGTCTTTTAGAATTACTTGAAATGTGGCCAGAAATACATTGTATTCAACCTAACGCAACATTACATATATTTTCAAACGTTGAGAATGAATGGTCTAATCGTGTCGAACCCGAAAAAATGGCGAAAATAAAACAATTATTATATTCATATTTAGAGAGAAATATCGGAATCCATTATCGCGGATGGGTTTCTAAAAAAGAACTCGCTGAAGCGTGGAGAACTTCTCAATTTTGGTTATATCCATGTACATTTATGGAAACATTTTGTTTAACCGCATTAGAAGCCGCGAAATCGAAGACTCTCGCCATAACAAATAATTTAGCTGCTTTAAGTAATACAGTGGGAAATAGAGGAATAATTATCCATGGCGACCCTACCACTAAAATTTGGAAAGAACATGCGCTTAAACATATTAAACAATTATTAACAAATGACACTGATTCTTTAAATAATTATAACACACTTATAGAGAGAAATTACGAGTGGGCAAAAACCCTTACTTGGAAACAACAAACCAATAAATTATTGAACGAGCATTTATTGAAAAATTGTCTACAGTATAAAGGAATGTATAACTGGACTGATGATTTACCATCTAATTCTAAAAGTGTATATACACAGGTAATTAACTATTTTATAAATACTTATTCGAAATTTACAAGTAATGATACTATTCGTGTTCTCGAAATAGGAACATATACTGGTATTTCATTAATCAATATCATTAAGTTAATTCCTAACTCAATTGGTTTTGGATTAGATAGATGGAAAAATTATGGAGAGAATAAATTATTAGAAAATATGGATAACTTGGAAATTGAAAAATCTTTTTACTATAATGTACAAACCGAAAATTTAAGTGACCGAATATTTGGTATTAAGGGTTCATCAGCAGATAAATTAATTGAATTTATAGAAAACTCGACTACATTTGATTTTATTTATGTTGATGGAAGTCATTTATTATTAGATTGTTACGCGGATTTAATTCTCTCTTGGTCTATTCTAGAAAAGGGAGGGATTTTAGTAATTGATGATTATTTATATAAAAAAGATGAAAATATTATGGATTCTCCTTTTCAAGCAGTTAATCACTTTTTAAAAGTATTTGAGGGAAGATATGTACTATTACATAAAGATTATCGTGTTTTTTTGGAAAAAATAAATTAGTTTTATAACAACTTAAACGATAATAATTATTATTATTATTAATGGAATTAAATAATAATAATAATGATAATAATGATAAACATCACACCCATCAAGTTATTAATTTTTATTGGTCTCCAATTAAAGAAATTACAAATAATATTGAACATTTTTGTATAAAAAATAATTTTAAAAATATATTAGAAATTGGTCCCGGAAACGTCCCATTTTCTCTTTCAACTAAAACAATTGGATATAATGAAATGATTAAAGATTATATTGAATTAGATATTGACATTGATAGATTTCCGTTTGAAAATAAGTTTTTTGATTTTGTCTATTCCAGACATACCTTAGAAGATATACAAAATCCAGATTTTTGTATGAGTGAAATTATTAGAGTGTCTAATTCTGGATATATTGAAACACCGTCACCATTAATTGAAGTAACTAAGGGTGTTGACGCATCGTCTAAAACTTTAAACTACGCAGGATATATACATCATAGATATATAGTATGGTCAGATATTGAAAAATGTGAAATTTATTTTTTACCTAAATATAATTCTATTATTGACAATTTTTTTGAACCGAACAATGACATTAAAGTAAATATGTTTAATATTATTAATAATTACCCTGTTTATTGGAATAACTATTTTATTTGGGATAATAAAACACCAAAAATAATTATGTATAAAAATGGTGTTAATTTTGGCGTAAAAAATCATATGATTCATGATTATATAAATTTACTCTATAAAGCAATAGATATAAGTATTAAAAATACAAACTATTTTTTTAATAATTATTTTATAGACAATCTTGATAAAACCCTAGTTTAAGTAAGTAATAAAAATATTTAAATAATTTTTTTATTACTTATGTTTTTTATTACTTTTTGTGTTTTTTGTAATTTATTGAATCCATTTATAAGGACCATTGCCTTTTACATTTACGGAATGTTTATATGGTTCAACTTCTATATCACAACGTTTTCCTTGAACTAACCAAAAAAATTTACAATTCTCTCCATAAACTTTAAAACAATTATTTTCTACTTCTGATGTATATAATTGTCTTTTTTCTTTTCCACTATAAATTGGAGTTATTTGTACTGTAAAATCTGACGCTAAATCTTTAACATATTCGGGCAAATGTATTGTTACAAATTCATTATTTATTATTTCTTCTTTACCTCTATAATATACTCCACCTTCTGGACCTTCTAAACAACCGTGAACTAAATATTTATCTTTATTTGTTGGGTGATTTATTATAAAACTTTTTGCTGAATAAACTATTTCATTTGTGAGTGTATCGTATCCTAAAGTATTTGAAAATGTTACATTTCTTATGGGAGCAATATAGGTAGCGTTTGCCGTTGCGCCTGTCACTACTAATCCTCTCGCTGAAATTACAATAGAGTTATCTGCTTGTTGTGAACCCGCTAAAAACCCTATTGCTATTGCTCCAGAACCTTGACGAGTTTGTCCTGCTTGATTTCCTATTGCTATAGCGTTTGAACTTTGATCTATAAAACCTGCCCAAGATCCTATTGCAATTGACGCTGTTCCTTGATTTGTGTAACCAGCGAAACCTCCAATTGCTATTGCTGATGGATCTTGACCATTAGATCCTGCGTTTATACCTATGGCTATAGCGTTTGTTCCTTGAACTGTTTGACCCGCGTTAGAACCTATGGCTATAGCGTTTATTGCTTGAACTGATTGACCTGCCTGATAGCCTATGGATATTGCTCCGCTTCCTTGACCTGTTTGAGCCGATTGGTAACCTATTGCTATAGCGTTTGTACCTTGAGTGTTTTGACCTGCCTGAACGCCTATGGATATTGCTGCTGTACGTTGACCTCTTTCTGCCGCGTTAGAACCTATTGCTATAGCGTTATCAGCTTGAGTATTTGAACCAGAAGATGAACCAATTGATATCGCACCACCAGATTGATATGAACCTCCAGCAGAATTTCCTATAGCAATTGCGTTTCCTCCTTGAAAACTTGCTCCTGCGTTTAAACCTATTGCTATCGAATTATTTCCTTGATTTGTACTTCCTGCTTGACTACCTATTGCTATACCATTATTTGCTTGAGAAGTTTGTCCAGCGTTGTTTCCTAACGCTATACAACCAGAATTTTGATTAATATAACCGGCCCAAGAACCAATTGCGATTGACGCTGTTCCTTGGTTTGAATAACCTGCGTAACCTCCTATAGCTATTGCCGATGG